CAGAAAATAAGCGGGAGCATTCCCATTTCCAGTCCCTTTACAGGAATTGGGTCCTCGCCTACTTCCTTTTCTACAGCAGCAAGATATCTCAGCTGTCCTGGAAGGTCAACTACCACGACGTCGATCTCATTGGCACCAATACTATCCAAACACCTGGTCAAGCTAGTGATTGAATCTTCTGACGGAAAGACTTTCACGAAAATCTCCCATGCTTCCCACGCATCTGTAAGATACGCGAAAATTCGCACAAGAGACTCTGCCTCTGACCTCTCCTTATGTCGCTCAGTATATACCATGCGCTTGAGGAGTTCGATCACAGGACGGTGTGGCCACCCGTGAATCCAGATGTGCCCAAGGAAATGTACCCCTTGTTCGTCCAGAGGTATCGCCTCGCCTGCCGCAACACGTTCCGCCACCCTGAGCGTATCGTAGATGCGACTTTTCTCAACACTTACAGTGAATCCTAGCTCAGCCGCAAACTTTGCTAGGCTCCCGAGATCGTACTCTGTGTTTGATGCAAAAGTCACATCATCACCAAGAATCAACACCCTATCCGTTTTGAGTGCAGCTCCTGTGAGTCGTATCAACACATAGTTCATAAGCAGTAGGTTGCCGACTGAGCCCACCAGGCTCGTAAATGCCGATCCACTGGGTATTCCCTTGTGCTTTTGGAACACTTCACCACTGGGTGTGATAAGGCGTGCGTGAATGAAATCGCTGACGTACCGATCCCACACACTTCTATCCTGCTCGTCCAGATCTAGATGCGTCCTAAGGATGCGGAAAACATCATCGACCATAAATGCAGGCATGGATGCGTCATACCCGGAAAAATCTAGCGAGTATACGTATCTGAACCGCGTCTTGAGCTCTTCGACCAATGCGCCTTGTTCGACGCGCCTGAGCCCGATGGCGAATGGACGCCTTCTCGCCAAGTTTGAATGGACTCTCTTCGAGAAAGCCGAACCCACAATACTCGTGATGATCGACGCCATCCAAATGAGGCGAGTTTTTGGACCAGCCTTCCCGAACTGAACACGACGGCCAAAAGTATAGGGATCAAAACCTCTTGTCCCTTCCCAGACTCGCTGTGCAGCACGCTGAGCTTTGTCCAATACGAAGCGGTTCCTAGTGAAATAAGGAGCCCCAGCATAATTAGACTTATGAATGAAGCGAGCCACCACTTCATCCAATGTGTAAGGCTTTCGCCCTCCAGTCTCGTCACCCGCAACGCTGAGCGTCGCAGAAAACGCGTCCCGGTAAGCGTCGGCATCCCACGATCGTCTTGCTCTGTAACCATGTTGACTTCTAGAGACGTCGCTGGGTAGTGCAGCTCTCCTGTCTTCAAGATCAGGATCTTCAGGAGCATATCCCAACAACTCGGGCAATGAGTCCGATGATGTCTCTCGTCGCCCTGGTAGGGCTGTGGAGATTCCAACCCCCACTGCCTGGGCACCTGTGGAACTTCGAACGAAGGGCCGTTCCGCTCGCGAGGATTCGTTTCCGTCCTCTCGTCTGCATGCACACGGTCCGATGTTAGAAACGGTGAACTCTCCGGATCCGGTGGTAGAAACACCGGACTTAGTGGGGTGGACTGGACATCCGTATCGGAATAGCCCTTCCGCCACCCATTCAGGGGACGTGACACTTCGATTGTCCCTTCCG